GATACAGATAGGTTTATTATGAATATAAATTTCTTTAATAATTGGTATAAAGTCATCGATCCACCTAAATAGTACCATGGCATACGACTTCTTCCCAAAACAATCCAAAGAGATACTTACTAAGTGCGACAAGTTTCCACCTGGTAATGTAGCAGATATGATTAAACTCCATGAGGCACTCACTAAGAAGTACCCTAAGGTTGATGCACCTATCAATATCGACTTGGGTAAAAAGAATCAAAGTAAAACAGAGGTCAATGTCACTCGTGCATTAGAAGGCGCTATCAGTATTAAACAGATACTTAGTCTAGGTGGTATTGATAATCTTAAGTTGAAGTTCGGTAATGGGAGTAGTGGTAATAGGGGTGCTAAGAATCAAGGTAATGCGTTTGAAGAAGAGTTCGCAAAGGACTTAGAGTCATGGTGGGCAGGTGAGAAGGTCGGTGATAAGAACCATCTCCTTGCGATAGAAGACTTGAACAAGACATACGATTTAAAGAGTTCGTCTACATTAAAGATAGAAGTAGTCGGTGGTGAGAATACACCTAGACCTATCAAGTATGGTTCTAGTATTATCCTTGAAAACAAAAAGGGTACTGGTACAGATGTCGGCAAGAATGTCACTGATATTACTCTGACGAAAGATGACGGTAAAGAGATATACTTATCGTTGAAGTTCGGTCCTACTACAACCTTCTTCAATGTGGGTGTAAGAAAGGTACTCACACCAGACGAAATAGAGTCAGGTGGTATCAACGACAAGAATGGACTCAAACTCTTAAAGATGTTCGGTATTAAACAAGATAAGTTTTGTTTAGTCTTCCAAGGCGATAAGAACACCGCACCAGGTTATAGTAAGAAAGAGGTAGTATCATATGACAAGAGCGCTCTCAACAAACTACTTGAATCAGGCATTGGTCATGGGTATCATATCATACATAAGTTCACTAATGGTAGAGTCTTATCAAAGAAAATGGACAAAGTGTCAATGCAAAAGGCAGCAAGAACAGGAAGAATGAAGTTGTTCTATGGTGGTAAGACTGGTGATGGTAGAAGAATCAATATGGAATGTGAATCACCCACTTACAAGTTCAGTTTAAATATTCGTGATACGCAAGGTAAAGATGGTAAACCTACTCGTATGATGTGCGACTTCAAATATAAGTAAACCAAAAAAAAGGGACATATCGTCCCTTTTCTCAATCAAATCAATGACTTACGGATTAGACACTAGGTACATTTGTGCAAAGTAATCGTCACTGATAGGACCATCTGTCTCATCAAAGAATAACAATGAACATTGTTTAGTCATATCTCTCCAATCATGATTGAATGATAAGAACTTCGCCTCTTCGTCACCGCCTGTACCACGCCAGTGTTCTGGAAATAGTGGTCTAACATTCTTCTCATACATCTCATTGAGTTCTTTGTTCTTGTCATGATTGCATGAATAGTACTTACCAAGAGTTGCAGGCATCATAGGTAATACAAACTCAGTGTACTCACCCTCTACGAAGTGCATGAATGAATCATACTTGTCTAGTGTACCATCGAACATCTTATCAGTTAAGTCTGGATGTTCTGCATAGTTGAACTGAAAGAACTGAGGCATGAATTGAGTATCTTCTGATTCTGTCCAATCTACTGCAAGGTTGAGTGTTGCCCAATTGTTCTCAATGATTGACTTTCTGTCTTCTTCATTGATTGTGTATGATGAGTGGTTAGGATTACCTTTGTCTGGTAATGTAGAGAAGATGATACTATGACCTAAATTTCTCCACTTCACTCTTGGGTGCATATACATGATTTTGTCATGTTCACCAAATCTATCGTTTCTAAACAGATTTTTAATTGCATGACTTGGATTATCTGTACTCTCAATAGTAGTGAGTCTCATGCTTGATGGTACATTTGGGTCAGTTTCTTCACTCGCCCACCTTGGTTGAACTGCAAGAAAGTCTGATTTCTCATAGTCGGTGAACACATTCAGTACACTAATCTGCATACCCTCATGTACTAGTAGACGGTTAGCGTCCATTGATAATTTAAGTTTGATAACATCCTCTGGTGTGGTAGTAGGGTCGTCTTTCAAACATACTGTAGCAACATTAAATGCCATTTTTCTATCTCCTCATTCGTGCCAAATCTTTGGCGTATTGTTTATCTTCTTCAAATACCGGTACTAGGTTAGACTTATGCATAACACCGATACCGATTAGTTTTCTCTCACCTGAGTATATAGGACTCTCTCTGCGTGGTGTTGGATTACCTACACATAGATTATCACTTACATACGAAGGATATTGTTCTGTTGTTATCTCAGACATCACTTGGTCATATTGAACTTGCTGTCTTGCGATTAACTCATTATATTTAGTCATTTTACTTTTGGTACTAAATGCCTTAGTCTTACGGCGTTTACCGTGTGGACCATATTTAATACTTGTACCTAAATTCAAATAACCCATATAATCTATTATAATATATTATGCATGATTGCACAAGTGGTTTTATATAATACTTACCCAACCTGTGACTACATACTTCTCATTCGATAGAGGTGGATTACCTCTATGTATATGTGTCCACCCAGCGGGCCAACACACAAATCTATTAAACTTTGGGGCGATTCTCTTTGACTGATATAGAAACTCTGTCTCACCACCCTCATCTACATCATTGAGATACACCATAAATGCAAGTGCTGTTCTTACATTCGCTAGTTGATTGTTATACTCACAATGCCATGAATGATAACCTTCTGTTGGTCTTGTCTTCTGCATCTTCAACTGACTGACATATAAGTCTTTAACCATTGTTGAACCAACAAGTGGGTACTCTTCACCCCATTTGGGTATGATTTCATATTGCACCACATCACCCAACTCTCTAAGGGGTGCATTAATCATCGTGTCCATTGCACTCCAATATACTGAAGTGTCTTCACCTGTCCATTTACCTGCGTTTCTATGTCCGTCTGAAACTCTAGTCTTTGTTAGACCATGGTCTTCTGCATTGTCGAACACCCCAATTAGGTCATCTATCAAACCTGGGTCGAAACAATCATCAATTGTTTTGATATGGTCACCATGGTCTTTCCAACCATTTTCATTATATAATTCTCTTTGTTCTTTATGATGATTACTCATTTAAAATCCTTCACTTCTTGGTCTATTCTCACAATGCCAGTCATGACTGCAATATGCATCACACCAGACATGTTCAACATGACCGTTATTCATCGGTGAGTGGTACTTCACTTCCTGTAGTTTCAGTAGTTTCTGACACTGACTGCATTTCGCTGTCGGTACTGTCGTTGTTCTCTGATTCATTGTTCTCTTCCTCTCCTCTCATAGAGTCTTCATCTCTTCCAAACCATACAAGTAGAACATATCTGTCGCCCTCATAGACTGGTTCTACACCATGCCACATTTGTGTTGAGTTGTTAAAGAATGTAGCAGTACCCTCGTTCTTTGCAATATAGTTTCCATCTACGATTAATCTACCGCCCTTATATCCTTCATTCAATTGTAGTATCATAGTACCAAAATCGGTGTCTTCTGCAATATCTTTGTGAAATGGGAACATCGCATCTTGAGCATAGTGTACAACTTGCATATATGTTATTGTATCAAAGTCTGGATGGTCAGGTATCAAATGTTCGAACACTTCTAAACATGCATCAAACTCTCTTGTACCTGGTGAACATGTCAAGTGTGTCTTGTTCATGTCTGCAATATACTTGTAAGATAGATTGTGGTCTTGTACTTTCTGACTAGGAATTATCTCACTAGAATCTGGATTGTATTCTGCATCTTCATCAATAGGACAACCATGAAACACATTTAGTATGTGTTCGCATCCTAATGGATTGATTATGTTTGGTAGAATTGTAATAAAGTCTGTATTGCGTTCTATTTCGAACTGTTCACCAGTGTACTTGTCTTCTACTATTTCTTTGTTGTCTTGTTCATCTGAACCACCTAAGTTGGTGTCGGTATATGAACCCATGTTAATTGCCATTGTTATCTCCTAATTTGGGTGGAAGAAAGTCACTTGTGTGAATCTCCAGTTGTCGATGTATTTATTATAATTGTCAATCCAAGCACCATGCATATAATTACCTGGAAATATAACACATCTATTAAACTTCGCCTTAATCATAGTTCGAATGTTGAATCTCTCTTCTACAGGATATAACACATTCATGTTCTCGTCATTAGTAATCCATTCACCATCATAAACTGCTGTACCACCATCTTCTTCTTTGTCAAGATAGACTAGCATGTTGAGTGTAGCACAATTGTCTGGCATATCTAATTTACTATCGATATGTGTATAGTGTTGAAATCTTGAATTGGTAATCTCACCAGTTTTAAAACAGTTGAACTCATATAGTCGTGACCAGTTGTATTCACCTTTATGCCAGTATCTACGACATACATCTAATATTCTTTGATGTTCTGTTTCATAGATTCTTGTAGGGTGACCAACCTTGTCAACTATTCTACAGTCGTAATAGTCTATACCATTTCGTGTTGGTGATTCAGGATTATATTTCCACATTGGGTAATCTCTGTTAGTCAAGTGTTGATACAAATCTTCGGCGTTCTCATAGAAGTCGTCTATGGTCAAACAGAAACCATCAAACTTTGCATCTGCAAATGAACCTTTCATTTTGTATAGTTCATCTAGTATAATTGGTTTACTCATTACTTAAAACTCCATAATCAAATGGGTCACCATGATGATATGACCCTAAATTCTCTGCATGTTGTAAATTGAAAGAGATTGATATTCTCTCGTATTCTTTAATCTCACCAATCATTCCTTTTCCTCGTGACCTACCCTGTGGTACTGCATGGGTCATGTACGAGGGCCATAGTAAGAAGTCACCAGTTTCGGCATAAAATGACATTTCTGTCTGACCACCTGGCGTACCTTGAAATGTATATTGACCATCTTCGTGTTGACCATCACTGGCGCCATGACCAAAAAGAGAACTCATGTTAGGATTATAAAAGGTAATTGGTTCTGAATTAGAATCTGTAGAGACATAGTAGGTACCAGATAGTCTGGACTTGACATGATTATGAACTGAATGGGAGTGTGGTTCATTATATACATTCACCCATGCAAATAGGTGTATGTCATGTCGAGATATTCCAGTCACATCGAAATGCCACATTTTACGGATGAATTCGATGTAAGTATCTTTCATCTGATTTGCGAAGTCGTTGTACCATGGTTGGTTATGTGTCTCTTCTCTCAAATCGTGCTCGAAGTAGGTTGTGTATTCTGTTTCTGTATTACCCTTTGGTATTCTACCTACTACATCTCTACAGTGTTCTGCGACAATTTCATGATTGAGGTTTGCCTTACCTTGAAACATGGGTGTAGAGAAAGTCTGTTTATAGTCTCCCCTACATGGTCCATATGTATTCTGTAATTTGTTAGTCTTTATTGGTCTCATTAACTTTCGCTTCAGTCTTTGTAGTGACTTCTCTATAATATATTACGACTTCACCAATTTGTTTGATGTATCGTTTTAGTTCTTGCATGTCTTCTGCCATGACTTTGTAATCGCCAACTGATGTTGCGACAAATAACACCTCACCATTGTTCTGGTCTTTCATCTCATCTAAGAATCTGTCGAGATATGTATATCCCTCTGGCCAGTCTGGATTGTCTCTTTGCGACAACTCACATGTTTTTGGTCGTTTAAGTTGTTCTACACCTTTATCATCAAACCTCTTAGGTTCAAATGATAATGTTCTCTTACATGGATTTACTATTCGTGCCTCAGATACTACAAACCATTTGGGTGCAGTCAATTCTACTGGTCGTGGTAAATCAGGTTGCATGATTTCTATCTCTAGGGGTTTACTGACTATCTCTACCTTTCGTTCAGGTAGTAGTGAACAACTACTCAGGAGTATTATCAGCGCCGATATTGTAAAGTTTCTCTGTATCATCTTCTAGTCCCTCCATAACTTGTTCACTTGCATTGTTGAATCTTAGTTCAATCATGCCAGGTTTCTTTAGTGCGAGTACATCTAGGTTATGTCGTGCAAATATTGATAGATACTCTGCCTTCTCTTTCTCTATCTCTGCATTTTGTCTTGACATGTTTAACAATGCCTTACCTTGTTTCTCGTAAGACTCTTTCATTGCGGTCATTGCCGCCTTCTGTTCTTCTACTGCATACTCTAACTTGGCGTTATTGTCTTTCAGTGTGATATTCTCATTGTAGAGGTAATAACCACCAAGACCAAGTACGAGTATAATACCAATAAATAACTGATTCATATTTACTCCCTATAATATAACTATGAGTAATGCACCGAACAACAAGAACAAAAACAATATGTCTTCACTACTCGGTTTCTTGTCCATACTCATACTCGTAATCTTCTATGATAAAGTTCAGCCCACCTGAACTTCTGTATTCGATTACTTTGTTGTCTTCATCTCTAAATTTGAGATGTTTCTCTTTTTGTACTAAAATTTTCTTGGCGATAAATTGTCTATCGTCTGAATCACCATATACACTGTTGAATGAAACTGTAACCAGATATCTCTTAACAAACATCGACTTGATGCTTTCATATATGTATCTAGTTGTCTTGCGAATCCAACTCCACAATCTCTTTAATCTTTCCATACTTGTATTTAGTCGTTATTTCTTAACAACTTTAATTGTTCTATAGTATCTCTTGCACTTACATGGACAATACCAATACCACCTGCATCAATCCATGCATCGATATTCTTTTGTCTATCGTCAATCAATACAGAACCCTCAAAGGCATATGCCGCCTTTTGAGTACCAGTAAATGTACATGTCACTGGAACTGTTGGGTCTACATATCTCTTAATCCATTCGTTCTTGTCATGTACTACTAAGTGTCTGTTGACTTCACCAGCGGCAGTCAATATTTCCCATGGTACTTCACAATGTCTGACATATGCGAGTAGGTCGTACATATCGACCATTGGGGGTAAGTTTGCAAACAGTCTTTTGTTTGTTAGTTCTTCTTTTCTATCGTCATATGTAGAATGACCTTCTGCATCATTAGTAAGTGGTTCACCCAAATACTGTGGACCTTCGACCCCTCTTAAGAAGTCGGCAAGTACACCGTCCATATCGATAAATATTCTTTTTACTTTTCCTTTCATCATGGTAGGATTATAACCGTTTTCGATGGTCATTGTCAAGGGTTTTCTCAAGTAAATACGCCTCGTTTTCGTCTATTTCTTCACCCTTTAGTACCTGTCGGACATGCACCATTTCGTGTGCGAGTGTGATGTATCTCTCTTTGTTGAGTTTAACAAATATGTTTATGTAGATGTGATTGTCTAGTTCTCGTGGGTGTTCGATTAACCCTTGTTGCGTGAATGATGGTGGTAATCGTTTTATATTGATAATCGCAGGCATCTCACTGATACCCAGCGTATTCGCATACTCTACTGCCTTGTCTAACAATAGATTATTCTTGCAGTAAATCTCCATTATCTAGTTTTCTTTCGCCTATTGTTTCATTCCAAAAGTTGTCTATTGACTTTTTCTTACCATCTAGTTCTATATGGGGTAAAGTCTTATCAGTCTTATAGAAGTCTAACCCCAATACATACACCCTCACCTCGAACTCTTCTCGGTTCAATGAATTACAGATATGTTTCAATCTCAAATCCATTGCATCCCAATCTCGTTCTCTCTGTAGATAAAGGTGTACAATTCTCATTTGTTGTTATGCCACTCAAGTAGTTCTGTATACCCACCAATAGATTCTTCGTTCACTTTAATCTGAGGAAATGTTCTTGCAGTTGGAAATGTATTCATCATCTCTTCTCTGTCAAAATCTGTACCTAGTGATTTGTATACAAAGTCATACCCTTGTTGTTCACATAATTTTTTCGCCATATCACAATATGGGCATTGTGTTTTTCCATATATTTCTATCATTTCAACTCCTGTTGTATAAATTTACCTATAGTTTGTATATCTGCATCAGATAACATACCTGCCTGTGCCCACATGGTAGATGACATTGCACCTACTGTTTCTCTATTCTTATATGCATATAGTCTTTGAGTAATGTAATCACTACTTTGACCTGCAAGTGCTGGGAAGACTGCCATACCTTGACCTTCTGCACCATGACAGGCGGCACAACCTGACCATAAACTTCTGATTGAACTAAACTCATCTGCATTTGCAAGTTCTTGTTTCGCCCTTAATATGTCTACACTTGTACCGTTCAATGCAACATAGTCAACATAACACTGACCAGTGCATGAAGTGTTTGATGAGTATCCTGTATATTCTAAGTTTGGGTATACTTTAAGTGTAAAGAAGGTTGCTATTACTAAACAACCGATTAATGTCATTCCTAATTCTCTCATAATGTAAAATTGTCAAATGTGTTATCATCGACATCTTGTTTAATACCACCAATGACATAAGATTCAATCTCCGTCTCTTGGGGTGCGTTTTGTAATCCTCTACTGTTAAACCAATGTTGTGTCCATGGTAAAGGGTTGTTAGTTGAAGAGACATTAAATATTGGGTCTAAACCAATCGCTCTAAGTCTCTTATTACAAATGTATTCTATGTAATTACCAAGTAATGGTATTGATAAACCAATCATAGAACCCTCTCTGAACAAGAACTCTGCCCATTCTTTCTCTTGGGCGACTGCATCTTCATACATTGAGTACACTTCTGATTCACAATCTTTCATAACTTTATGCATGAGTGAGTCGTTTTCTTGATTCTTATAACATTTAAGTATGTGTTGAGTGATTGCAAGGTGTTGTGCTTCATCTCTGGAAATGAATGAGATAATCTTCGCACTGCCTTCCATGAGTTTGAGTTCACCAAATGCAAAACTACAGGCGAATGATACAAAGAATCTTACACCCTCTAGTATGTTGACTGATATCAATGCAAGATACAATGCCTTATACAGGTCATAGTCATCTACTTTTAGACCTAACAATCTTCTACGACCAAGTTCAATAAAGTGGTCATACTTCTCTGTCACCATCTCTGCCCTCTTAACGATTGCAGGTTCATCTATAATCGTATCGAATATATCACTAGGGTCACTATAGATGTTCTTTATAATGTGAGTATAACTTCTACTATGAATAGTCTCCATGAAGTCCCATGTGATAATACACGACTCAAGTTCAGGTAGAGTGACAAACGGTAAAAATGCTATGGATGGCGCTCTGCCTTGAACTGAGTCAAGTAAAGTTTGATATCTTAAGTTAGATGTGAATATATGTTTTTGTGCATCTGTTAGTTGTTGGTAATCACTTCTATCTTTCTGTAGTGATACTTCTTCTGGTCTCCAAAAGAATCCTAATTGTGTCTGAGTGAGTTTATCAAATATCGGATACTTGAACTCATCGAATCTTTGTGTGTTTAATTCTTCGCCAAAGAATATCTTGTTCTTTGTGAAGTCAATATTTTTCTTATTAAAAACTGTCATTATCTCTTACTCTCTATTTCTTCTAAATCATCATAGTAATTTACGAATTGCCCATAATCTGTGGCATAGTATTTATCATTAAAGATTTTTGATTGTTCGCCATATGTGTCATTGTCATTTGACCATCTATGTTCTCTACCATCTAGGTTTAATGATGTCTTAGGGCGTCTTTCATCGCCATGATGAAAGTCTGGTATATGTTGCATCATAGAATTTGAATTCACAAAATGCGAAAATATATGATAACTGTAATCACCTAAGAATTCATCTCTCCAATGTGGTATGTTAGGACCTTGATACAATAATATATCACCAGGTTCTAAGTCAACTGCAATACAATTATTCTTTAGTCTGTCTCTATGATTAAAATCTTGTGATTCATTCTTAACTTGTTCTGCATCTACACCTGCATAGTTCTTATCATTTCTCAACCATATTGTCCATGGTGTGTTGTCGTCTGTTTTGTAATCTAAACACAATGTTGCACTGACCTCACATGAAGGTCTATCAGTATGTGAACCAAGATAGGCACCTCTAACATACTTTCTGGTGAATGAATATGTCTCTTCTAAAGTCATGTCAAAACAGTCTTTTAGTTTCTCATGTATGTAATGAGACAATGCATTACCCCATGGCGAACAATACTTTCCAGAACTCGTTCCCCTAGATGATTGGGGGTTCTTATATGTAATGTCATGTGTTTCTAATGTGGTTGCAGTATCGGTGTATTCTGCTGATTTCCACACATCCATCGCAAAGGTAATCATGTGTTGTGGTAAGAAGTCTCTGACAACAACATATTTGTTCTTCATAAACTGCCATGTCATTGGGTTTGTTTTACCCCTAAGTGTAGCAGATTGTTGGTCTTTCCACTTAGCGATATTCTCGTCTACACACTTATATTCTATAGTTTTTTCATCAAATGGCACAGGCATCGCAGTCTTCATCTCCTTCTTCAATTTGTGATGGTGCAAGTTCATCTTGTACAACATCTTCGACTTTACCATCCATAGTATTCTGGTAGTAAGAAGTCTTCCATCCATATTTATAGGTGTTCAATAAGTCTTTCGCCATTACTGACACAGGTACTTCATTGTTAGGGTATTGTTCTGGATTATATGACCAGTTACCACTAATACCTTGGTCAAAGAACTTCTGCATCACTGCAACTACATTGATATAACCAGTGTTGTCTGGCATATCCCATAGCAATGTGTATGCACTCTTAAGAGTAGAATACTGAGGCACTATCTGTTTCAATGTACCTTTCTTACTCTTCTTAACTGAGAGATGGTCTCTAGGTGGTTCAATACCATTAGTTGCATTACATACAACTGAAGACGATTCACTTGGCATTTGTGCTGTAAGTGTTGAGTGTCTTAAACCATGAGTCAATATCTCTGCCCTTAAATATTCCCAATCTCTAGTATATACTGGTTTCACAATTGAGTCAACATCTTTTTTGTATGTGTCAATTGGTAATAAACCTTGTGCATACTTAGTTCTGTCGAAGTAGTCACATTTACCCTTTTCTTTTGCAAGTTGATTTGATGCCCTTAGTAAGTAGTATTGAAATCTCTCAGTCAAGTCATGAACTAGTTGCCATGCCTCTGGATCCGAATACTTGACTCTATGTTTTGCAAGATAATGTGCAAGACCAATATACCCTATACCAAGACTTCTTCTTGCGAGTGTCGACATCTCTGCCGCCTTTACAGGATACTCTTGATAATCAATCAGTTCTTCTAAACCCCTCACTGCAAGTTCACATATGTCTTGTAGTTCATCATCTTTAACTACACCCACATTGACAGCACTCAATATACAAAGTGCAATCTCACCCCCATGGTCATCAATGTGGTCTATTGGGTCTGTTGGCAATGTTATCTCTTGACATAGATTACTCATGTTTACTTTATCAGTAAATGAACTATGAGTATTACAATGGTCAATGTTCATAATATAGATTCTGCCAGTCTCCGCTCTTTCTTTTAATAAATCTGTAATCAATTCTCTTGCACTAACTTTTCTTTTAGGTACTGAAGTCGCTCTCTCATACTTCTCATAGAGTTCATCAAACTCTGGCGTACCAAATGCATCATATAAACCAGGTACTTCATGTGGTGAGAATAGAGTAATGTCTTCGTTCTTTAAGAATCTCTGATAGAACAATTCTGATAACTGAATACTGTAATCTAGTTTTCTAACTCTATTGTCTTCTGTACCCTTGTTGTTCTTTAAGACTATAATGTCTTCTATCTCTTGGTGCCAGATAGGGAAATGAACTGTAGCAGAACCCCCTCTTACACCATTCTGAGTACAACATCTTACTGTTGATTCGAATTTCTTTAAGAATGGAATGACACCAGTATGTTGTACTTCACCCCCTCTTATCTTTGCACCTAAACCTCTGATACGACCTGCATTGATACCAATACCTGCCCTTTGTGCAACATATCGACCAATCGCCATATCAGATGCAAATAATGAGTCTAGTGA